TATTATCAACATCAACGTATTCTAAAAGTTGTTGAATAGTTTGTACAGGATTACCTTGATACTTACCAATAGTTGCTCTTGCACCTGAAGTACCACCAACAATTATTTCACCAACTTGAAAATATCTATTTGCTTCAATATAAAGAATAGCATTAGAATTATCTTCTGCAAGAATAGTAGCAGTAGCTCCTGAAGTTTGTCCTGTTACTATTTCATCTTTTTGAAATGCTCCGTATGTAGAATTTTCATAAACAAACCTTGAACCATCAAACTCATTAGCAAGATAGTTAGTGGTAAGTTTATTTTCTAAAAGGATTTGGTCTGTTTGGAGAACATCGGTAAGAGTAAGTTTTGCAGCTTCAAGAAACTTATAATACTCCCTTAGAAACTGTACAAAAACAGGATGATCGGATTGTACAAATTCTGGAAACTTATCTTCTATAAAGGATGAGATCTTATCATCTAAAAACGTACTCGCCATATTACGATGTTGTGTATGTGCTTCCTACAGGGGCAGTTGAACTAGATGTAGAGTACCCTACACCAGCTGTTGCTTTACCAGTTGCAAAATCATCGACTTCAGCAGCCACAGTAGTTGCAACAGTATCAATTTCTATAACTTGTTGTCTTACAGGAATAACATCATTAGAGTCTGGTTTGAGAGATACATCAATAGTACCAGCTGCATTAGATACTGAGGTAATATTAAAAGATGTCATTACAACTTCTCCTGTATTATAATTAATTGTTCCCGCTTGGGCGTTGGTAATAGTCTTTGTAGTACCACCCAAAAGATAAAATGTTCTAAGGTTTCCATTTCCATCATCATCTATAAACTGTTCATTGGTATTTCCAGACAAATAGAATCCAGTAGATTCCACTACAGTCTGTGCCCAAGATGCGGCTGGATGATATGCAGCGTTGTTGAATGCAATAGTATATTTTGTAATTGCATTTAGAGTAGGTGTTACAATTCTTTTCAATTTTACAGTTGCAGTACTGGAAAGAATAGAAGTATCAGTTTCATCAATATCTTTTACAAGATTAGAATGTCTGAATACACTATCGAATTTTTGAAGATTGTTTGTATTAAAAGAACTTATAGTTGTCTCAACTAAAGCCTTAATATCTGATTTAGATTTTTCTGTCAATGTAGAGTTATATTTAGCGGTTACTCCCAAAACCAAATATAAGATTTCAGGATCTACTATTTCTGGAACAATAGATGCAACATTATATTTTTTTAAATTTGTTACAATCTGATTCTTGGTTGTAGTTGTTAAAGATGTTCCTGTATTTGGTCTAATTGCAACATAGACTTTTCCGTATATTGGTGGATCATTATCTTCTCCACCCCAGCATTGAATTGACTTAATGTTAGTATATACTGAAGGAACGATGGCCTTGTAATCATCTGGTGTAACTGCACGACCTTGAGTTGCATACTTTAATGGTGCATTAAATTTAATAGAGTCTACAGTTTCAGCATCACCACCACCAGCTGCACTTGCAGTTGACAATGCAGTAACATCAGAATAACCTCCAACTGTAGATGCAGGAGTAAATACACTTGCACCATCAGCTAATGTGCCATTAGTTACAACATAATCCAGAATAACAATATTACCATCTATAGGTTTCTTACCAGTAACACCATCACCAAAATAAACTTCATATTGTCCACCTTCTACTTCTTGTAAAAAGTATGTTAAAGATGTGGAAGTAAGAGTTGCATAGTCTGTATTTAAAGTATATGTTTCTGTAGTAATATCACTTGCCGAAGCTTGAACCGATACTACTAAAGTAGTTGTGTCTGCACTTGCAGAAGGTATGATAAATTGTTGTTCTAAATTTGCATTATTTACAGTATAGGTATATCTAATTCTTGTTCCTTCATAAATTTGAACACCAGAAAATACAAAAGTTCCAGTATCAGAAGTTGCAGTACTATCTCCAATAGTTACAAAGTTATAAGAAGTATCATCTACTGAAGTTGTAAAAATTGTTCCCGCATCCATGACTAAAGTTTTTTGTGAAATTGGAACACCCTTTACTGTAATATCAACAGTTGCATAAGATGCCTTTGGAGATGATGGTAAATAACCTAATGCTTTTGCATGAGAAACAGCTGCATCTCTTGTTAATGCAGTATCAATAAACATTTCATTTGCAAGCATATTTGCATGAAATGCCATATAGTGTGTATTGTATGCCAAGAGATCCATAAGAACCGACATACCAGACCCTTCAAAGTTGTAGTCTGTGAATGAATTTTGTTGTGAAAGAAATGTTTTAAAATTAGCTTTGACTGTATCAAAATCTAAATCAGTAATTTCAATTCTTCCTTTTGAATTAATAGCCATATTATCTCATTGATTCTAACATTGTTTGAAATTCTTGGATTTCTGCTGGTAAATTTTCAACGTAAAAATATACCCTAACATCATAAGTATTTGTGTTTGGTAAAGGAAAACATTCTACAGATTCCACTCTGGCTCTTGGTTCAAAATTAGCAATTAATTCTTCTATTTGTCTAGCTAATTGATTACCAGTTATTGGCCCAAAATTTTCAAAAAGTAAAGCTTGAACATTAGAACCAATCTCTGGATGAAATGGTCTGTCGTAGTGATTTGTAAGAAGTAAATTACGAACAGACCTTTTAACTGCATTTACATCAGTAACAGTAGTTACATCGCTAGTAACTGGATTTATAGAAAAATTTAAGTTTAAGTCTTTATAAACTCTACTCGATCTTTTCTCATTCTGTCGTGATGCATCCCAAGGCATTATGCTATTCCACTAGTTGTTGAAGTTGTATTTAATTCCTGTGACTCCTTGTGTTCAGGATCATCCTTGTCTTTGAACCAATAGTCAGCTGTCTTAGTTAGGACGGCCACGAAAGTTCCCACCAAAATATTTACGATGTCGCGATAGGTATCACCGACATTTCCAAAGAATAGTAAATATAATAGTACAAAGAATGCTAAAAATACTACTAGACTTAATATAAATCTAGCATAGAAATTTAATTTCTTTCTAGTCTCTATTGATTTTGATTGATCTTCTTTTTGCATATCTGTTTCTTCATTTATCATAATTCACCTTGTTAATGATTTAATTGTTATCCACCAGTACCACCACCTACTGTTTTTGCTCCACCAACTATCTTGCAACCACAATCTAGTGAGTCTCCTATCCTTGCAACAAATCTGTATATTCCATCATCACATAGAACTTTACAAGTTGGTGAACCTTCAATAATTTTTCCACCCAAAGGATTGTCCTTACCACCTAATGTTGGAGATGGTGTGGGGGAAGTATGGGCTCCACAATATACATCTACAGTCAATATGGGTTTACCCTCAATAGTTGCCTTCTGACATAATGAACTTCCTACTTCAAATATTGCTGGGGGATATGATCCATGTCCTGTTGTCATATCACCTTCTCTTGCGTATGATCCTGCCATTATGTTTGCCACTCCGATAGTTCTGGAACTTTAGTTAAGGAAGCATAGGCCTTTTCATAAGCTGCCATATAAGTTTCCCTATCATTACTGTAATTATTTATAACACCTATCTTAAAATTAAGTGCAGTTTTGTTAGTTGTACTAGTTCCACCTACATCAAAGATTAATCCGTAAGTTAGTTCAACTGTTACATAAAATATTCCAGGCCCTCCCTTTGCAGTATTACCATAACCAGAACTTCTTGCAAGTCCAAAATCAGAACCATCAAAGTTAGGTGTACTATCTACTGGATTCCAAGGCACTACCCAATTATCCAGTTCCATAACTGGCCCTACGATTTGAGCCTGAGTTGTTTTTGTAGACCCTGCAACTCCAGCACCTCCTGTAGATGCTCCTGCGGATATTACAATCTGAACATCTGGAAAAATAGTATACGTTCCAGTACCAGTATTGTTAGGTGCAGTATTTGCACCAGATAATGTTTCCGTCTTTCCTGTTGCTGGAACAGTCCATGAAGAAGGTATCGAAATTCCTGTAACAGAAATATAAGGTGTTGCACATTCTTCCGTACCATCATTAACTACACCTACTGGAGGCGGTGATGGTGGTGTTACTGCTCCTGTTAAAGTATCGATACACTTAAAATACGCTGCACCAGAATCAAATGTCATGGAAGTTGCAGTACCTATATTCTCTTTACCTCCTGCGGATCCTCCTGTTCCTGTACTGGTTAATGTTTCATCTGCAGCTGGTTCAGTAGACATTACATGACCAGCAGATTCAAAAGCAAGTCTAGAAGGCATTAGTTAAAACTGATTGAAGAACCACCGACAGTCATTGCACCAGACGCTTTGATAGAACCAAGTGCAGTAATAGTAGTGGTAAGGTTAAGTTTGTAATCTTGTTTTACATCCAGAGTTACTTCTTCTGTAAGTGACCCTGTAATAGTAGTTTTTACATTGCCAGTTATTTTCTCCGTAAGGTTTCCTACGGCATATACATCCATATTTCCATCAACCGATAAGGAATAATTGCCTTGTACATAAGTGTCCATGTTTCCTGCAACTACATTAGTAACATTTCCTACAGTCTTTATCATTACATTACCAGACTTGTCAATCTCTACAAATGTACCTTTAGCATGGTAGATATGAATACGTTCATTACCTTCTGTATCATCAAACTCTACAAAGTGACCACACTCAGTTTCTAATACATGATTAAAGGGATATTTTGAACCAGTAATACCAGAGGAAGGAAATTTAACATTACTACCAGAAGCTGTTGACCAAGATGCGGGATCATTTGTAGTTCTAGTTCCAGTTGCTAGATGTGAGTTGTGATCTTCCTGTGCAAGAAGGTTAGTATCAGCCTTTCCAACATAATATGAGGTAGGATATTTTTCTTTAGGATCTTTAAAACCACCTTCCTTATCATACATAGATTTTCCACCTACTGCTGAACTAGCAGCCACAGTAAAGTTGGTAGTGTCCTTAGTATTAACACCAGGCAATGCACCCATAATAACAGGCTCTTGTTTGGCTGGATCACGAAAGAATCCAACAACCCATGTACCCTCTAGAAGAAAGTGAGAGGAAACACCGATACCAGAGTTTCCACCAGCAGTAACGGGCATCATAATACTAGCCCAAGGCAAGTCTGCTGTAGGAATATCTTCAGTCTTTGCTGAGTGATAACCCAAACAACGTACCCTTACACGACCAGCCTTCTTAGGATCTGCCCTATCTTCTACTACACCAATGAACCAAGAAAAACCATCTTGACCCATAAAATAATTATTCATACTAGCCTCTTAATTCATCCAGAGTCTTTGCTGTGTCCAATGGGTCTTTCGACTCCACGATTACAGGAAACTCTAGACATTTTTCTTCATTGAGTTTTATATAACTTTCCCACTTCTCAGGAACATCCACATCTGCATAAATTGCTTCTACAGGACATTCCTCTACACAAGCGTTACAGTCAATACATTCTTCTGGATTAATATAAAGCATATTGTCACCCTCATGAAAACAATCTACGGGGCAGACTTCTACACAATCAGTATATTTACATCCATCACAATACTCAGTCACTACATAAGTCATATCACTTCGTTTGTTTAATATCGTTAGTTCGATCTATAATAAGAGAACCTTTTCCATCATTAGAAAAGATCTTTTGAAAATCTTCTACTGCTTCTGCCTTTTTAACTTTCTCTTTATCCGTTTCCAGATAACCTAGTCTTTGTTCCCTTTGCTTTAGGGATAGTTCTTTATAAGTTTTTACTGTCATATACTCCTAGATATTTATATGTTTAATTAGAGATTTTTTTAGGGGAGGTACTAGAATTTTTTTCGGTTTCTATTCCTCAAAGGTTTCTCTGAGGTTTCCCATTTATTCTCGGCGGGTTTTGGGCCTGGAACGATTCTACAAGTCGATACAGTATACCCATCTTTGGTCTTGAAAGGTTTATGTGTTTGTACTATGTGAAACTCTTTTGACATGATTTCCTCTAGTGGGCATAAAAAAAGGGGATTGCTTCTGTTTCCAAGTGCAACCCCCTATATGGAAACGTACTCCGCTACATGGATGTTTCCAAAAAACTCATCTGAGATTACGCTGCAACTGCAACATAACCAACAGGAATATAATCGTTATTATCGGCGATTATGGTTTATGAACCTCAGTAGAACCCTCATCTCCTAATCGAACTCTATGCAGCCCCATCAACAAACTACAAGTCAATCCCACAAGTCTTTCTTCCAGTTCTTCTTAATATGCAACTTCTTCTTTTTCACAGAAGTACTGTGAGGTTTTATTCTGCCTCCGGCAGTATCTCTATCACGCATTCTCTGAGAACTTGCCTTTCTCTTAGGAAAGAGCCCCCTCTGCGAATTGCTAAAAAATCACTCATAGTCTCTTGGTGGAGCTGATGGGAATCGCACCCATGTCTTAAAAGTTACTGAACTACCTCTCGCTCTCCTTACGGAGAACCACGATTCGGTTATATTTAGTATGCTGTGGGGTTTGAAAACATCTTGGGCAAACCTCTACCCCACTATAAGTGACAGTCACATTCTCGTATTAGTTACTTACAAGTCTTAAAAGAGAAGCTGTATGAACACCCTTGTACTTCGATTTCCAGAGTCTTGAGTCTGCGAACTTCTCACGAATCGTCATCACCTCTCTGGAAATGCAACCATCGGGTTTTTCCATACTTGGTTGCAATTTTCA